AGAGACGCTAAAAACGCAGCACGGGGCATTCTGTGCGCTCAGCACGGGTGATATTCAGGACAAGGACTTGCAGAAAGTTGTGGACAGTATGCGCCTCACTGGAAAGTCAGAGAAGACGATCCGCAATGTCGTCGGCCTGATCGGCGCTGTGCTCACGGAAGACGGCTTCCAGAGGCCGCGGCTCATCCTTCCGGCACGGAAAGTCCAGGACAATCCAATTCCGTCCATAGGCGAAATCAGGATGATCCTCTGTCTCGCCCATGGGACGCGGCTGGAAATCCCCTTGCAGCTGTCACTGCTTGGAATGCGGCGCGGTGAAGTCTGTGCGCTGGATCCGTCTGACATAGATCAGTATGGCGTTGCCCACATCTGCAAATCCATGGTCTACTCCGATGATGATGTGTGGATCGTGAACGACGTTCCGAAGACTTCCGCAAGTAACCGCTTTGTGCAGCTCCCCGCGTGGCTGGCCGATCGGATCCGGATAGAGGGGATTACAGAAATGACGCCGAATGCTTACACGTGGGCTTTCCGTCGCTTTTTGGATAAATACCGGTTCCCGCCATATCGGCTCCACGACTGCCGCCATTTTTTCGCGTCCTACTGTCACGCACAGGGAATAAGCGAGGCGGATATCCTTGCCGCCGGAGGATGGAGAACGGGAAGCATCATGCGGAAAGTGTATCGCCATGCCATGAGCAAGAATGCCGCAGGCAGCGCCATCACAGCGGCTCTCAATTTGTAATTTTTTTGTAATTTTCGAATTACAAATGGGCATATTTTCTGTTTACGGAGATGTATTTTTCCCGACTTCAGGGCATCAAAAAGTCCTGTAAACTCAAGGCTTTGTTGGTATTTTCCTTGAATTTACAGGGCATTCCTGAAAGTGCCGGTGGTGGGACTCGAACCCACATAGAATCCCTTATATTTCAAGGCTTTGTTGCATCATTTGTAATTTATTTGTAATTTTTCTATTTCAGCTCGCTATGATTTTACCACAAAAAAGAGCGGTCCGAAAGCCGCTTATCTTTTTCGTATCATCACAATCAGCTGCATGATACCGACAATCAGAATCAGGAAAGAAAAATTCCCTCTGGTCATTTCCGATACAATCACGTCAATTAAGTTCATTCAACCCCGCCGCCCATGTCTTCTGGCCCACGATCCCGTCACCGTCAAGGCCGTGCGCTGTTTGAAAATCAACCGTTGCATCAAGCGTTCTACTGCCAAAATCACCGTCAGGATTCACGCCTACAATCGTCTGCCAGATTTCCACAGCCTTGCCATACACGCCTTTTTTAAGCATCGGAACCTGAGACTTGACCCAAATCCTTTTTACATCTTCCACATCCGCAGCAGCATAATCCGGTCTGCCATAACCACCAATCTTTGGATTGCTTCTGTCATACGATTTACGGCAGACAGAACCGCCATTTGGAATCACCTGCTCACCTGCGCTTGTATTTCCTTCAATCGGGTAGACTTTCTCAGGCGTTACTTTGCAGACAATTCCGGTATGGTAGTAATCATTTCCATTCTTTACGAAAAAGATTTGATCACCTACCTGTGGATTTTTAAACCATCTGCCCTTATCCTTGTAAATCCTTGCGGATTCATCACAATCAGCAGAAAAGCCACCGAGCATTTTTTTGGCGATCTTCTCGCCAAAGCATTTCCAGAAACACCAGTTCACGAATATATCACACCACGCCATGCCCTGAAGATCAGGAAATAAATCCCTTGCATACTTGGTGTAGTTCTTATCACCTGCGTTAGCTGTCTTGCTGTCCAGATCCTTGTTGCTCTTCTTTTCTAAGTAGCCAACCTCGGCTTCCGCAGTTGCCAACAGCTTGTCAACAGCGCTTGTTGTTTCTTTGTGTTCCATAACGTAATTATACGCCTCCTGAGTATAACCAAAAGGATCACATCCTGCAGCCGGGAAGCAATAGAAGGTATATATGCTACCCATGTCATTTCGGATGATTGTCTCGCCCTTACGGTAATTTGACTTATCCGTTTTGCTGACTTTCTCACCGTGCAGCTTGATGTACTCGATATCTCGGATGGCGTCATGCTCATCCACGTACTGTGGCAACGTGCGCTTACCTTCACACAGAACCTCGCGCACAGCTTCAATCTGTGCCTTGGATGCGCTGCCGTGATCCATGTAGTATTTTGATTCATAGAACCATTTGCCGTTCCGCACCCATGAGTACAGACCATTCCCATCCGTGCCGTACTGCTTTTGACGGCGTGGAGATGTTTCCAACTGGTTCGCCATAAGTGACGCTTCAGCCCTCACACCTGCAATGCATCCCTGCTCCTGAACACATAGCCGAGCGATCTGTGTTAGCTGGCTTTCGGAAAGTTTATATTTCTTATACGCCATGGTCAATCCTCCATGTTTTCCTCCGGAATACCTGCAAGACTCGTCAGGATCGATACAACGCCAGACAGTGCAGCCGTGCCGAGGATTACTTTCCAATCCACTTCTGTAATCATTGCGCTTGCCGGGATCATTGCCACGGCAGTCTGGCAGACTGTTTTGATTGCGCGGATACCTGCTGCTTTGATCCACTTTTTCCAATCTCTCATACACTGATACCTCTCTTTGTAAGATACTCCAACATATCGTTCTGTGCTTTCTTTAGCTTGTCAACGTCGTTCCCGTTAATTGCATGGCTCATGAGTGCAAACTGTGATTGCATAAGAACTGAAAGACTTTGTTCCAAGTCATTAAGCCTTTGCTTATCGGAATCAAAAAACCTGTCGTACTTGTCGCAACGTGCTTCTAAAGCATCCAAACGCTTGTTCTGCTCCACGTTCGGCTCATTGATTACCTTGCCAGTATTAACAATCTTTTCAACAGCACCTATTATCGTTATAATCCCACCACAAATGGCGAGGATGACTGTCCAGAATGGAATAGCATCCATATTGACACCTCCGCTTTAACTTTATATAAGTGAATCATGCGCTCAAATAATTTGAAAATACCTGCGCTAAGTTTTGCATATTTTGTGTTATTACACTTTCAGATTCTGCTTCATTTACAACACCTAAATACAACACATTCATATCTGTTGGCTCAGCATTAGTTGTATAAGAGGCAATATCTGTTCGTCCTATTGTTATATACTGACCTGCTGTGGAAGGATTTTTAGTGATAAATGAAGGAGTAGCAGATACAGAATTTATAACAGAACCTTTCGCATTGCCACTTGAAGTAAACTGTATTACTCCAACAAAATAATTATTTCCATTTATTCCTGTTGAAGTATCACTTGCCCACGATGAAACAGAAACAGTTGCTCCAAAAAGCATAATTCCTTGCCCACTGCTTCTTGAATTAAATGCTGATAAAAGTCTTGTATAATTACTGTTTGCTGTTTTAATTTTTGCAACAAAATATGCAGTAAACGGAGTGCCGCTAGATCCCAAATCAACATATGAAAGTGTGCCAAGTGTTTTTGTTTGAATTAGAACAGATCCATCGCTGTCAATTCTTGGATATAGATCTGAAAAGTTGATTGGATTTGTACCATAACCCCACTCAGTATTACCTTGAATAAAATTATCTAATCGTGATTCACAGATAACATTCTGTCGATCTGAATAAGGAATATATTCACCAATTGGTATATAGTCAACGCCATTAACCAGTACTCCACGATTAAAACCAGTTGAATGATATTGAATGGCAACCAACCCTTTTGCTTGTTTTTGAGCAGTTGTTAAAGCATCCCATGCACTTTCGAGCATTAGTTCTACGCCACCACCGCCACCGCCACTAACAGCAACAACAGCTTCGGCATAATTCGAAACGTCAACTGTACCATTTTCAGTAATGCTTATACTTCCAGTCGGCACAGGTATATACCCACTCTTTTCACCAGCTACCCACTCACCATTGGAATCTACTTTCAATATTTTTCCTGCATCTGAAGCAGTAACAGAAGGGAGCGAATTGCTATTTAATTTGTTGAGTGCGCCAACCAAAGGCTGACGCAGCTCTGATCCTTGCGATGCTGCCTGTATTGCAGCTACTTCCGCACTTATGTCCATGGAAGAGCCTCCCATTCACCTGAAGAATTAACAGTTGCAAAATATCCTTCTGTAGTTGCATTTGGTAAAGTTTCGGACGCTATTTTTTCACATGCATCTGTAAATGCATCGCGTACATCTTCGCCGCGTTCTTCATTTAGTATAATAGCTTTTTCGTTATCTATATTTTTCATTAGCTTATTAAATTTGACTTTGCTCCTTGCTCATCAATTATATCCATTGGTTGACGAAAATTATCGCTAATGCGGGTTTGTAAGATTTGCATTGCCCCTCCTGCGCTTTGCTTCCCATATGTTTGGAGCATTTTCCCCAGAACAGATGTTCCGGCTGGAATATCGCCAACTGGATCGTAAGATATAAATACACTGAGTGGCGACCAACCCTCAAACGGCCCGGGGCCATCATACATCATCACTAAACAATATGCATTCGGATCTGCACCCGCAAGGAATGAAGATACAACACCTTTGATTTCATCGGGTATAGACAGTTTTTCATCTTCAATAAGCTGAGAAGTCATGTTGTCATATAATTCTTCACTATCTTCACTAAGTCTTGGAGAAAGATCAGTAAATGTTATAGATGTATTTGCAGAAAACCACGCTTCACCATCTTTATACATTGCGGTCAATGTTGTAGGAGCTTTTTGCTGGAATACATAGCCGCTAGTCAAGCTATATGTACATGCACCAGAAACATCAAACGAACTACCATCAGCTCTTGTTGCAATAACTGAATAATTGCCCGTGCTAAACGAATCGCCAATTTTATACGGCTTATCCGGTGTTCTGCTAAACGCAATCGACACAACAGGCGGTTTCGCTTCCTTGTTGATCGGTATACTTTCAGTATATGTAATTCCTGTATCTGGATCAGTAATTAGTGCAGTCAGCCAATCAGGATCACTGTCATCACCTGTAAATTCGTATCCATCAGGAATGTTGTATTGTATGTTTTCCGCAGGCACTGTCGTGCCATCGCCATATTTAAGTTGCGGAGTAATGTCAGATGGATCAAAAGTATCTCCAATGTTCATTGTGATCGAATCAATTGGATCAGTTCCATCAGTCAGCACTAAATTATCAGGAATTTTCGTTGCTTCTACGTCACCATTTTCATCAATCTGAACAACATAACTATTGCCGTCCTCGCCCTTTATTGGCGTATAGTTGGAGTAATCACCGGGGAGTTCCGGTGTTTCAGGCTCAGGCGAGTTACTTATGATGCTGTCAACCGCGCTGATCGGCTTTGGCTGATCGCCGATGATGTCATCCAGATTACTTGGATTATCAGGGTCGAGAGGAGTGACAATCTTTGTGCCTTCTTCGATTTCGTCCATATCTTCAATCGGATGCTTGATCAACACCTCTTCCGCGTCACCGATCGGCGGGTCTTCACCTTCTGGCCATTCCACTTCTATGAATTTGGATGGATCGAGAGGATCAGGTACAAATATCTCCGGATGCCAATCCAAATCATCCACGTCTTTTATCTCAAAGAAGTAATCGTAGTCATCCAGGAACTTATACTCATAATCGGGGTCATACTCACTGAATTGATACTGATAATCTTCCGTATCCACAATGGTGAGGATTTGCTGTGTTAGCGTGAGCAGTGTGGCGTTTTTCTCGCCCGTATCCAAATTGATTTCTATCTTGGAAATAGTGGCACGGAAATTATTTGCGAAATCATGAAAAGGTGAATCAATCTTTGTGACTGCTCCAACAACAAATTGCTGATACGCGGAATTTTCCAGATGCAAATCAGTTGCGGATGCCTCAAAGCGCATTCCGCTGAATTGCTGGCTCTTCAGAAAAACGCTGCACTGCATTTGCAAATCCGTGATCGTCTCACAGTTCGGATATTCCTTGAAAGCGCATATGAATCCGTACTTTTGAATTAGTGCGTTATCCGCAAGCATTGGAGACAGCATCTGTACTGCATCGCTTGCGCCTTTGGCCATGACAGCGGTATAGAATTCCTGTCCCGTCTTTGTCATGTCGAGCAGGTTAGATGCCAGTTTGATCGGCTGATTTATAAGAGAATTGAAGCGATACACAAAGTCTATGTAAGTCACGCCCAGCGCGCGCCGCGTGACCGTGTAGCTGCCTGTATACGGCAAAATGCCTTGCTTCAGGATGTCAAAGCAGGTTTCATAATTCCACGTGTGCTTGGCTTCCTGATCGGACGCAAGATTTACAGTTCCGAGGATGAGTTTTCGGTCTTCGCGCCTGCATGTCTTGTTGTAATGCTCGAAAAGTATTTCGATATACTCTTTCATTGTGATTTTCGCGCCGCCACTGACTTTGATCGGCGGCACAATCACGTCATTCAAAAAAGCAAGCGCACCTTCACAATGCACCTGCTTGTTTTCGTAAAAGTCTATCTTTGGAAGTGTGGGCCGTCCATAGAAAATGGATTGCCCGTCCTCAAATACTTCTATCGTGGAGCCATACGGAATGACATTATTATAAAAAATATGACCATTTGGCATCACGAAATCAAAACTACCTGCGTCACTCAGGCCGCAGACCACGCGCGGAGCCGTGAAGGTGAGCGGAAGTTGTGTGGGGTCATATATATCAATCCCGTCAAGTAAAACTCTGTAATAACTCATAGCATTTTACCCATTGAATAGTCTGCGAGGACATTTCCGGTTCCGCTAAATACCAAGGTGTTTTCTCCCGGCTGAAGTGTGAAGCCTGGCAGCGTCGTTTCACCCGTCATCAGCACATAACCTGGGATCCCGTTCACTTCCACAATCATCGGAGCGGAACATGTAAATTTCGGCGTGACTTCATCAGCCCCCGGATTGATAAAGGTGCGCGTCTTTGTGCCGTTAACCGTGAAACTTCCGTAATAGATCGTAATATCAAAGAGATCATCCCACAGCCAGTCATAATCTGCCGTAGTGTCAACGCTCTGTTTGTACGGCTCCACATTGTAATCAATCACGATTGTGGAGTGGCCGGGATTGCTTTTCCATTGATTGACCCAGAAACGGCCCGTGTAGAAGTATTCCGGATCATCATCGAGGATGCAGTTGAACCGCTTACCCTGTAAGAAATTCATAATCTCACTGTAAGCAGCTGCCCAGCTCTGATCTGGAAGCACTACGAAATTGAACGACCCCTCGCGGTTCTGATAGGCTACAGAGCCTGTCAACGCGTCCGTGGTATCCAATGATCCGGATGCCCCCGGTACGTCCTGATATCTCATATCAGGCATAGCCGGGGCAAATGACGGTATTTCCGTAGGCACAAGTGACCAGTCGCGGAAGGTGTGCTTCCCTCCGATCGTCATCGAGTGCGCTGCTATTATCGGCCATTGGCGCTCATTACTCATGCAAGCACCTCCCTCCGCTGATTATATGTCATGGTCCCAAGTTCCCTATTGATTCCAGGTGTCATGTGTCCGACAAGCGTGCCGTCATCAAGCACAACTTTGATTTTTGAAAGCTGCTCGCCGAGTGCATTTACTATGGTTTCCGCAGCGCTTGCCTGCTGGACCGGCGATTTGTACGGATCGTAAACTACCGAACTGGCACGCGGCTGCATGTCTTCCGCAGCTGTCTGTATGGCCTCATACTCTTCTGTGATGATGTCCTTCAGCGTGCCAGTCGCCTTCTGTGCGTCCCTGATCATCTGTTCGGTACGGCTGACAATCTCGCCCGTGACAGAGCCGGTTTTCATGGTTCCGTCATCAATCATTTTCTGCGTGTTTCCGATGATCGTCCCCGATGTAGTTCCGGAACCTGTAAGGACCTTTGCAGCCGCCGTTGTTGTCTTGGTACTGCTCTTTGACGCCTTTGTACTGCTCTTTGAGGATGATCCAGCCGCAGAACTTACAAGATTGATTGCGGATCTCATAGCGTTTGCCGCTTCGCTCGCGCCTTTTGCAATACCATTTGCAAGGCTGACCATAAGGTTATGGCCAATAACTCCCATGTGATCTTCAAGAGCCTTGAAAGAATCCGTGAACTGCTGCACGAATTTCCGCGCACCTTCCAGAGAATCATTCAGAGACACAACGCCATTATCCACCCCACTGACAAGCGCGGTGAAGATTTCTTCGCCTACTCCCCATGCATCTTTCCCATTTTTGGAAAGAGCAGTTATTGCGGTTTCGACCGTATCGCCATTTTCATCAATACCAACCGCTAAACCTTCCATCAGGTTCTCGCCGATCTCTTCGAAGACTTTTGACGGAGAATGGACACCGAAAACACCTTTGACGGTGTTCACTACGTTTGTTGCGGCCTGCTTCACAGCGCCAAGCGCTTCGTTGGCCTTCTGAACTATACCATTACGGAGCCCTGTCAGTAGGTTACCGCCAATCGTAACCATTTGGTCCTTTGCCTTATCCAAGCCGCTCGCAAAGTTCCGAATGAATTCAGATATTTTCTTCATTCCTTCACTGACATATTGCGAGCCCTTGGAGATTCCGTTGGAAAGTCCAGTGGAAATGTTGCTCCCTATAGTCTGCATCGATGCAGGTACTTTGGAAAATGCATTTCCTATGCTTGTACCAATTTTGGAAAGAAAACTGCTACCCTTTGACCATGCCGTAGACATGCCGGAGGAAAGTTTACCCATGATATTCTGACCGACATTGGATAAGTTTTGCGGAAGATTGGCGAAGAACTGCGGGATTTTCTGCACGATGCCCGAAACAGTGCTTGATACGCTGTTCCATGCTCCACTAATGCCTTTGCTAAGCCCTCCGACTATTTCTTTTCCGACATTGGTAATTGTTCCCGTAAGTGATTTGAATGCCTCTGGAAATTGCGCGATTAAGTTTTTGACATTGCCAAGGACAGTTTTTGCCCATTCGGAATCGAAGCCCTGATAGTAACCAAGCGACGTATTGCTCCCGATATCTTGGAAAACCTTGGACGGGCTGTTAATTCCAAGAAAGCCCTTGACGCTATCAACGAGGCCGGTGAATGCATCTTTTCCAAGCCCAATAATGCCGCCGCCCTCACCGCTGCCGAAGTAGTGATCCCATCCCTGTTTGAAGCCGTCCCACATATTTGTGGGTACATCATCCCAGTAGGTTTCTACCTTTGCGGCTATGGCTTTCTGAGCCTCGTCCATACTCATGCTAGATGTATCTATCTGATAGACCATCTGCGCCCATTGGTCGGCTACTTCTTTGCCCTTTTCTTCATATAATTTTGCATAGTTGGAAAGCGCCTGTTCAGCTTCCTTATTGTGCGTCAGAAGCGCCTCATGATAAGTTGACCACGCCTCCTGCAACTTCTTCACATCGTATGCAACAAGGATTGCGTCAGCAACGCCAATTGCAGCAGTGCCAAAGGCACCAATCTCAACGCCCCATGCGGTAGACTGAGAACTAAACCATTCAAAAGCTTTGCCGACAGTGCCCGTGACAGCATCGGCCATATTATTCCCGGCTGTAATGACTTTGCTAAATGCTCCCGGGACTTCGCCGAGGTGGCTGATCAGGCCGCCGGCGCCTTTAATTACTTTTGAAATACCCTGAACGCCCGTGACAATCTTTCCAGCTGTACCAAGCACAGGCCCTGCGGCGGCAACAACAAGGCCAAGTTTTACAATCAGATTTTTGTGGCCTTCATCCAGACCATTCAGCCAATTAACAACACCTTGAATCCCGCCCACAATATCGCGGATCGTCGGCATGATGGTATTGATTGAAGAAATTGCCAATTCCTGAAGCTGTGAGCCTAAAATCGTCAGCTGACCGCCCAAATTATCACGCATGGTTGCAGCCATTCCTGCGGCAGCTCCGTCATATTCTTCGACGATTTCAAGCCCTTGCTCCAATGCCTTGCCCATTGGCATCACGGAGCCATCCGCAGTTTTTACAAATGTCTCTCCTGATGTTGCAACGGCATTTTTTAGCTTTTCATAATCTTCAGGAGCGGCGTTAACAATTGCGAGCATACCAGACATCGCATTTTTGCCGAAAATCGTTGCAGCGGCCGCGGCTTGTTCTGCTGCACCCATGTCAATTAGTTCTTCTCCGACGCCGTGGCAAACCTTCTGATACTCCTCTTCAGACATTGCGCGGCCGTCGGTGATTTCATACCCTAAATATCTAGCCTGTGCCGCCTTAACTTCTTCCGCCGTCATAGATTCTAAGTAATCAGAACCTATGCCCATAATAGCAGCATACTCTTGCTCGACGCCTGATAACGCCTGTAAAGAGTCTTTTGATATTCCAGTGTGATCACTAAGCAAAGCCATCTGGACAGCATTTTCTTTCGTTGACTCTGAACTAACAGCCATTTTTTCACGCAAATGATCCATCAATTCCGCCATAGATTTAACTTCGCCATTATCGTTTGTTAACGAAATGCCTAACTGATCCATAGCAGCCTTCATTTTGTCCGAAGGATTTGCAAGATTTGTAAGTGCCGCTCTTAATGATGTACCTGCCTGTGAGCTTTTTATACCTGCGTTCGCCATCAATCCAAGAGCAACAGCCGTATCATCCGCAGACATGCCCAAAGCGCCCGCGACAGGTGCGACATACTTGAATGATTCACCAAGCATTGAAACATTCGTATTCGCATTGGAAGAAGCCGCCGCCATAATGTTCGACAGCTCGCCCGCCCGACCGGCTGACATTCCAAAAGCAGTAAGCGCATCAGTCACAATATCGGAAGTTGTGGCAAGTCCTTCCCCGGATGCCTCAGCAAGGCTCAGAATTCCAGGAATACCATATATCATGTCCCGAGCCTTCCAACCAGCCATAGCCATGTAACCCATCGCGTCGCCGGCTTCAGAAGCAGAAAAACTCGTTGCCTTGCCCATTTCGCGTGCGGTTGCACGCAGCTGATCCATTTCCGCAGCTGTCGCGCCTGAGATCGCCTGAACATTGGACATAGATGAATCAAAATCCATTGTGGTCTTTATCGCGGCGGTTCCGATCGCGGCAACACCAAGAGACAGCGGCATAACTTTGCTTGCAGCACTGGAAAGCCCCGCGCCGATCTTCTCGCCCGCGCTCTTGCTTGCTGATGCGGCTTTGCTGTCATTCAGTTCTTTACTTACGCTATCAACTATCCCCGTTGCATCCGGTAATAGTCGTATATACGCGGTTGCGATACTGCTAGCCATGTCTTACACTCCATAGTTGTTACTAAAATCGTTCAATGCGCTTTCGAAATCTTCCACGGAGTCATACCCGGAAGAGGCCGCGGATTCAGGCTCTTTGTCATGCATTCCAAGCAGCTGAGGTAAAATCATTTTCGGCTGATTTTGGTGCTTGTATCCGTCCTCTGACTGCATCCATACAAGATTGGCTATCCTGTCAGCCATATATGCAAGCAAATACTCCTGACGCGTGATCGGCACGCCTGAAATCCGTCTTTTTGTCCTGCTATCCAAAGATAGGCCGCTCGCAAGCGCCGCAATGTGCAGCGCCCCGAACGACATATAGTCATGGATTCCATAATATTCAGCTAAATCACAAATTAAGTCCGTCTCGCCTTCCGCGATTGCGTTGGCGAGGAATATTAGTTTTTTGCCTGCTCTCCCACGGCGGTCATGATTTCCGCAATGACGTTCTGCATCTTTGTGGCTGATATCGTGCCGTCAGACTTCTTGCACATTTCCTTGAGCCGTTCCGCGTCTTCCGGAGACAGGCCGTTATTGACGACAAATAAACACATCTTGTAGTCAGACAGCCCGTCACTGCTTCCAAGGATTTCCACAAAGCGCCAATCATCGAATTTATCGCGGTCAAGCACGCAGGTGAAACCGGATGGTGTCGTTACATCAATAACATTCTTTTCCTTCTTCATTTTCCCTCATTTCTCATGCTGTCACAGTGACTTTGCACGCTGTTGTAGTGCCGCCAAATGTCGCGGTAATGGTTGCCTCACCTGCTGCTACACCAGTCACAGTGCCGTCAGCGACCGTTGCAACTGCGGTGTTGCTGGATGCCCATGTGATCGTTGCGCCCGCCGGAACAACTGTTGCCGTAATTGCGGTTGTACCTGCGACAGTGACGGAAGCCGTTGTCTTATCCAGCGTGATAGACGGTTTCGGAGCGACGTATTCATAGTGATTCTTCTCGTCCACCGGATTCGGTAAGCACATAATTGTGAGCGGATACCCGACCGCTGTATCATCCTTGTAGGCAATTTCCCCAACCTCAGAGATTTTTCCGTAAGGAATCACGATACGCTTTTTCGCGCCGCCGGTGATGATCATGTCGATAACATACACATGTTCAATATCATCGGAGCTGTCGATGGTGATGAACATACCACCCTGCTCCATAGAGCCGAAAACATTGTCGTCTCCGTTTGCTGCCTTCTGTACTGCTTCATTGAGCGATTCAATGAAAGTTCCGGCGAATGTGTCCGTATGTTCCGTCATCGGCGCCAAGACAACCTGGCCGCCCCAGGCTCTGATCTCCGTGGAAGTCTTCGAGTTATTATTGGTCATGCCATCGCTGGACACATAACCCATGCACTCAAAAGCGGCGTCAAGCTCTTCTGTTGCGGCTGCTGCGTATGCAAGCGGCGTGTCATCTGACGGGATCGGGTACGGAGTGCCGACCGGAGCGCGGAAGATTGCGCCATTGATTTTGGGTTTGCCTACAGTTACATAGCCTTTGTTATTACCCATGTTCTTTACTCCTCATATGTGATAATGAAAACTGATTGATATCTATACTGTTTGGTTGAGTGATCCGTGTAGTTATACGGACCGCTGTTCAGGTTAACCGAAAAGATGTGGTCATCGTCAAGCAGCGTGAAAAACGCATCCCGCGCACGGTTTGCAAGCTCAGCGGCTCCGTACATCGTCGGCGCGTATGCCTGCACCGCTATGGTAGCGTGTTTGATGTGGTTTTCAATATTACCGCCCGTCCTCTCAAGCACTACGTAAGTGCCGGAAAGATCGGCAGGCTTTTCCATGTGGACAGGTACTCCGGAGAGCGCTGCAAGCATCCCATTCCGCAAAATCACCTCGATAGGCATAATCACTCTCCTTTTTTCATGTGCATTCCGGCAGACTGTGCCGCCTTCAGCATGGTGTTGTCTTCCAGATTCTTCTTTTCCCCGCGCTCACCGGAAGGAAAAATCTCCGTCAATCCAATCCACCCACTTTTGGTGGTTTTAGTTTCCGCTTTGAAATTTTCTCCGCCTGACAGCTGGTTAGCTTCGCGCGCTACGGCTTCACCTGCTGTCTGCATGAAAGCGCGAACCTCGCTGGAAGACATCATCTCATTGATGCCCTTTAAGTTCACCTCGACCCGCGCAATTTTACCCGCCATACTCTTCGCACCTGACTTTCATGTGCCATGGACCCGGGATATTTGCTTCAATGCCGGTGATCGGAAAGCCGAAAGTCCGCATGATGTGGGTATTTCCGTATGAATCAGTCCATGAGACTTTTTTATCCTTCCAGTCGTGGGTATCGCCTTTTGGAATTCCGAGCATACACAAAAGCACCTTGCCGTATAACATCGTGCTTTCCGTGATATCGTCTGTCGTAGGCTGTCCGACTAGAACATTTTCCACTTGTGTTTCCGTCTCTTCGTAAATCGGCGCGCCGAATGGGTCTGCTCCGCTCTGTATGGTTTCATACAGAGTAACAGTTGTGCCGCGGATCATGGCGCCACCTCTTCCGGATCAGGCACAGGTACGAGTTCCTGTGTTGGGCTATAGCCGCCGATTGCATTCCCTAAGCCGAGCAAGCGCCTGTCTGCGCGTGATACATACAACTCACCGACAGTCCCACCGCTACTAACGGTCCACGACTGCACATAGCCGAGCGCGCTCTGGCTGCCCTGTGTCGCTCCGATCGGATACGATGTGGACCCGTCACCAATTGCGCGGATAACCATGCTACATGAAACAATTTTCTTTGCTACTTCGCTTGCGTTTGGCGCAACCGCATCAATCCGCGCCGCGGCGTCTTCCAGCAATGTGCTAATTACTGCCTGTTCATCCGCGTCAAGCGTGCGAGATGTTCGCGCCTGCACATCCTGCGCAGTTGCGTATACTGACATTATTTTTTCCTCGTTCTCTTCTCCGGGGCAGGCTGCTTTGCTTCATGATCGGTCTTGTCTGTCGTAGCCGGGGCAAGTGAATGCCCCAGCCCAACATAATAATCAACCCGATCATCCGGCACATACATTTCTGTCCCGGTTATGTGGTTGATCAGTTTTTTCATGATGCGTGCGCCCTCGTAAGTGCATTGAAGTATGCAGTTTCCGCAACGAAACCAACCTCGATCTCACAGCGGACTGCAAACATATTCTGCTGGAAGAGGTTGACGACATTTCCAGACCCGATATCAAGTGTCGCATCCGCAGAATAACCAATGCGTATACCTTCAACCGTGCCATACATAGCATGTGCCCAATCACCTGCAAAACCGACAATATCAGGCACAGCGGGATCATTACCTGATGCAGCAGCGCCCGCCTTATAAGCTCCGGCGGTAAAGTACGTAGGCGCACCAAGAAGCCTCGGAATTGCGCCCTCCGTTGCGCTATTGATAAACAGTGGACGCTTATTGGCATCTACTGCACTAAGCAGAATCCCTCGCCCCTGCGGAGAGAACACAAAACCATTGATCGTGCCGCTCTGTTCTGAAATGTCGATATCCGCAGCAACAAGTCCGTCATAAGCTGTCTTATTTGCTGTGTCGAGTGCGTGCTGCGTTACGGCTGAAAAGTTATCAAAGTTAGCAAGCGAGCCGCTGGACGGTCCGAAGAATACAGTGTTGTCGAATTTCTTTGCAAGCACACCCGGAAGCCTTGCAATCAGCGCATCATACAGCGCCGCCGCATCGCGTCTGAACTCATCGGAAAATGTTTCAATGACTGCCAGCTTGTGGGCCTGCATGACCTTTTTATTAAGTGTCGCGTTTGAAACCGGCTTTGATCCAGTTTCCGTTACCCATGCCGGTTCGGGATCGCCTTCAATGACCGGAATCTGAAGGCCGCGCCCAGGCAGAGGAATCTGCCTTGCAAGTCTCATAATTGTGGATGCTTCCTGTGTTTTCTGGATAATTTCAGCAGAAACCTCATTTGGAAGCTGGATATTAGTTCTGTTAACCGGCTGTCCTGTTCCTGTAATAGCCATATTTTTTCTCCTTTGATTTATTGCGAAAGGTTATTAAACCATTCGCTGAACTGTTCACGTGTCGATAATTTTCCGGCGCTTCCAGGTTCGCCGCCATCCGGAACCGTTGGATACATGGACGGTTTCGCGAATTCTTTTATAGCGTTTGCTTGTTCCGTACACGCTTCCTCTGTGTCATACGTCAGCATAGACATCGGGACGCCTGTTTCTCGCGAGACTTTTTCTCGCATATCACGCAGCGCGTTTGCGATTTTAAGTTCCGTCAATTCCGTTTCAACATTCCGCAGCCGTTCCACTTCTTTTGCAGTCTCTTGCAGTTTCCTTAGTTCATCGTTTGCGGTTTTGAGCTGAGCCTGTAGCGTCTCCGCTCCTGATCGTGCATTGTTTATATCAGACCCGTTAATGCCCATGAGTTTGTTGACCTGTTCTGATGTAGCCTCTGGAAAGAGAGCCGTTATATCCTCACGTTTCATTTTTCTTCTCCTTTTCACTACGCTTTTTACGTGGTTGCATCACATGCGTTTGCTAGTTTTACGTCATCCCGGACATTTGCAATAAAAAAGCAAGCCTTAACGGTTTGCTAATTTCACACTTTCATTTCTTCAGCTGTCGATGCTTCGCGCTCTTTTTGCTTTTCGTAAGCATCGCGTTTTTGTTCGTTTATTCTTTCGCTGTTTTCCGCATAGAACTCACGGCGCATAGAGTTTAGTTTTTCCTTTGATGAACGTCCGTCAGCACTTGCGTAAATGCGTTTATAAAGTGTTGGGTTATATCCTTCGTATTCCGTTGCGTTATCAAATCTCACGGCAAACATGCAATCACAATGCGGATGTATATGTTCCGCGTGTCCATCCTTCAAGTATGACGCGGATGCGCGTTGCCATCCATTCGAGGCGAGCATCAGGCAGAATGCGCATGTTGTTCCCATTGGAATCCATGCCCATTCCCCACCGTCACGGATCGTGTTTTTCATCGTTGTGTCAACGCCCGCCATTTTCACAAGCCGCTCTACAGAACCAGCAACTATTTCATCATTTCCGGTTTTCAGCGTTCCGACAACTGATTTCGCAACCTCGTGATAACTTGCCGTTTCAGCAGGTTCAGCCGGAGCAAAATGCATTCCGGATGCGAGCGACACAGCGTCATACATTTCACACGCAACGGCCGTTGCGGCTTCTCCGTAAGCCGTAGCAACTCCATAGGAATATTGCAGCAGTTCAGTCGGGTCCGTAATATTCACCGCTCCGCCCAATTCCGTCAGTTTGGCGCTTACAAGATTACCTGCGGCTGTATTAACCTTGTGCATCTTATCAACGTAATCCAACCAAATGTCAGCCGATACCCGCATTATTCAATTCCTCAAACATCGTTAAACCGCGCGCCCGCTGTTCCTGTGCTTTGATTCTCCGTATGTCCGCAGGTGTAAAGCCGACCATCTCCAAGAAAACATCTGTATTTGCGAAACCAGGGCGAGCGGATGCGAGTTTTATTGCCGCGTCCGTTGTGCTTGCTATTGACGGCATTGAAGGATTACGGAAATGTGCTACAATGTCGCGCTGCTCATCGCTTAACTCATCAATTGTTGTATTTTCTGAGATCGCAAGCGCCATGAGTGCGATATTACGAAGCGCAAGTGAATTATTGTTGTTTAAGTCTTCCGCAAGTCCAATTAGCGTTTTCATCTGCGCCTCGATCGCGTCGGAACTCGTTGGATTTGCGTCATTCACAACGCCTGTATCCGTCACGGAAAGCCCGGTTGACGCCGCGAACTGCGTTGCGAGCACTCGAATCATTTCGACATGCGGCGCAATCGTTCCCTGCTGAAGCTGCCCGAATGTGGGCTTCTCTCCTGTCTCCGGATTTGTCGTTGCTGCAATGATCGAGCCGACATACTGCTTGAACTTACTGTTCACTACTGCGTCATATTGGTCATCTGTAACACCAAGCAAGTATTTTTGCGGAGCTGTTGAAAATTCAATGCCGATCGCGGCGTCAGCAATCGTCCTGACGTATCCCTGTATCAATCTGCGGACCGGCTCTTTGATGCGAGAGCGTCCAAACGGCTTTGCACTGGTTGCGTTCCAGATCATCGGAACGAGCAGCGGCGCGCCCATCCTGTGCGGCAGATACTCAGCATTCCAAACGCCCGAATTATTCCGCAGAATATACACCGCATCTTCCGTATAGTAATTGATCACTGTCGGTGTGCCGTTCTTGCTGTCAGCAATCACGAATCCGCAAAGAATTCCGCCTCGTTCGCCATCCCAAATGGCCGCAGCAGATAACGGAGAATGAAAACGAATCTTACACCCCGTTCTCCTGTCTTTGGAAAGTGTTGCGAACACACAACCAAACTTTAATTCATCGCGGCAGGCTTTCGCATATTCCGAAAGCAACGCATTATTTTCAACGATTTCATTTAATCCCGGAATATCCGCACCCTGAGAGCCAACAAACCCGTCAAATATTGAACGAGCCGCCAAAACGTCAACAGCTTTTGCACCCCATGAGCAGCCAACCTCAAGGCCTTCCATCCCAAGCGGAAGCGCAATGCCTAAATTTACTTCGCCAAGGCTTATTTTGCCTTCGTAATATTGTTCTTTTTCGATGTTTTTCGCGAAATGGTTCGTATATGCGTTGATACACTGCTGGAAACGTCGTTGTTCCATCATTGGCATCCCGCGAATTGTTCCAACTGCAAAATTAAACATTTCTTCTGTCCACATAACTAACCCTTAACCTATCCGCATTTTACGTGATGGATCACGTTTTGATGTCTTCACGCCCCACAGTGCAAGGCTTGCCGCTTCGATCGGTGCGGAATTATCACCGCCAAAGCCCCAGCCACCGCCAATCGGGCGTTTTACCGAAGTCACTGCGCTATCCCTCAACAATTCCTGACCCTCAAACCATGTTATTGATTGTTCGTTTACCGCATCAGTCAAAGTGCTGACCGCAGCCAAAACATCGCGCGTTGTTGGTCTGATTATTGAGCCTTTAAACTTCCAAACATCCTGCAAGCGATCTATCAGAACGTCAACACCGTTTCTACCATCAATTACCACGCAAGATGCTTTGTCGTAGCGCTCGCAAAGCCATTCTGACAGCCAGCGCGTTCCATGGCCTGTAGGCTTACAATCTATCAACGAGACGCGTGCAGGCCCTTCAGAGGGCAACACAGCGCCGCACAGGCACACCATAGAGCCATCAATCGAGAATTTCACACCATACGCTGTTTTGCCTTCCGGCTTTGGCTCTGATGACTTGCAGGCATCCCAATCTGATGCAGTGATTGCGTAATCTGTTTTCTCTTCAATCGCTGGCATCCACCAGCCAAGACGCTCCCTCGCGAAACCATCGACACTCATGGACCGCATTTCTTCCGCTGTAAAATCTTCATCGAGTCTGATTCCAAGCGCCGGATTGCTCATATACCATAGATTACGGTCACTTATATTGATTTCATCAATACTCTTTGCCTCAATGCTCCATTCATGCCAACAATCATGCTTTCCGGGGTCATTTATCGCGGCGTTCCGTCTTCGTCTAAAGACATCTCCGGGACATCCGGGATAAGGCGGTGTTCCCGTGTAGATGATTTGACGCGTACCTGTCGCGGATGCCGAAAGCGTCGCCATGATCGCCTCGACCTGCGAATCTTCCAATTCCTGACATTCATCATAAACGACAAGCGAGATACCATCAAAACCTCGTGCAGCCTGCCGCGAACGTGCGGAAAACTCGATTGATCCACCATTGTCCAGTTCAATGCATTCCTCGCCGTTGGTGTACCGGATCGCCTTTACAATGTCTGTTACTTCCGGATGCCGCTTATCTGTAAACATCGCGGCGAGCCTGCGGAATGATTTCTTGCTTGTCCGCACCTGATGCGCGGTGTGTAAAATTTTTTCCCCATTGATGACAAGGCCGTAAAACTCGCGCGCTTCCAAACAAACATTCTTGCCATTTTGTCGCGGAAG